CCTGTCTCGATGACTTCATCAAAGGCTGCAGCATCTTGGTCTGACATGTTACTAGTTGCCCATGTCATGAGCTGTTCATAACCTTTCTCACCACCTGCAATGTTCTTGACATCAGATATCTCTGATTCAGATAGAGTAGGTGCAGCAGCCTCCTCAGTTTGGTTAAGATAACCACTTTGTTCAGCTCTACCTTTTAGGTAAGCGTCTACTGCACTCTTAGATAAACCAGATTCTATTAAAGAGTTGTACTTCTCATCAGATAAAGTACCTTGGTTCTCATGGAACTCTTTACTAATAGCCCATGGATCTAGTTCAGCATCTTTAAATACTTGACCTAGTTTATCTCCATAGACATTGTTTACTTCTTCATAGTTAATAGAACCGTCTTCCCCATAAGGGTTTAATTTCTCTCCTGTTTCTGGATGAGCAAGATAAGGTTCGATATCAGTAGGCTCTTCAGTTTCAGTCTTAGCTTCTTCACGCTCAAGACCTTTATCTTTATCACCTAGTTTCTGTTCAAGTTCTCTGTAACCTTTCTCTAAATCTTCTGTGGTTTTATATTTGCCAGCAAGTAAGTTCTCTTGCTCGGCTACCATCTTTTCACCGATCTCTAGATTCTCAGCATCACGAGCATCATTCTGCTCGTCGATGATCGTATCGTTAGAAGGATCGTATGTAACTGTTTGTGTGGGCATAGTGCTTTAAACTGTGGGTACGGGTTCCTCTGTTGGTGCTCCTCCTCCTAAGGCAGGAGCCATAGATGCCATAGCTTCAAGAGCTTCTGGATTCTTAGATGGGTCCATCATAGGAGAACTCATCATTTGCCCAGCCTGGCCAACTAAGGCTTGCTGTGCTTGTTGTTGCTGCGCCTGTGCTTGCTCTTGTTGTAGGTCTTCCATACTCTTAACGAGATTAAGAACGTCAATACCTTGAGCAGCAGCAAGCCGCTTAATAGCTTCATCGGCATTCAAATATGTTTGTAATGCCTGTGGTCCCATTGTCTGTGCAATGGTTGTGACGAATTGAACTAATGCATCTCTATCCTGTCCTCTACCTAACGCATTAACACCTGCTACTATAAGTATGGTACCAAGAACTCAGTTGTAAGTAAACTAAATAGTCCACCTAACTGTTGCTCTAGTTCCATCTGTGTCATACGAACTTCTTCAGCTGTTGTACGTTCGCTTTGTCTGACATTCATTACTAAGAATGCTTCTGATAATCTTCTCTCTAAAACATTAGCTAACTCAAATGCTGTACGGAAGTCAGCAGTTTTACCTACTTGAACTACTCCTACATCATCTGGTCTTCCTTGTATGATAGCACCATTACCTGCATTTGCTAGGGTAGATGGCTTTGTAACACTGCTTGGGGATACCGTGAAGACAACTTTTGCTGCCGCAGCTGAACCCTCCACTAGTGCTTGCATTAATCCTTCTAGTGATTTGAGATCACCAAGGAACTCTTCTACTCTAGACCGTCCGTAATCCTCACCGTCTACCGTTACAAAACGTAATGGTAACCAAGGACTTTTATCTTTAGGTGCTTTACCTTCTGACTTAGGGATGATAACATCATGTACCTCTTGCCACCATGACCAACCTTTCTTGGTTAGTTTGACGCAAGTATATACATCACAGTCTTTATCAGGAGCACCTGTACTATCGTCAACTACGCTCTTATCTAGTGGAACACCAGGTGGTAGTTGATCTTTACTGATTTTTTCTTTAGTGACTATCTCAATTACATTACCGTTACCATCTCTTTCTACAACGTACCTGTTAAGAGGGAACATTTTCATACCATCTTTACCCATGTACAACAAAGCATTGCCTGTCACTACAAGGTGTTTGATAGCTGAAAAGATTTGAACACGATCAGTTGATGCTGCGATAGCATCCATAATCATACGTTCAATCTTAGCAAAGCTGAGATCCATCTCACTCTTAGCCTCAGGCGGTACCTCAACTCCTAATTTAGAGTCATCTAATTGGAGTTTGAAGAAGCTTGTAGAAGGCGGTAGTAATCCAAGCATAAGTTTACTTGCAAGAGTTACTACCCCTTTAGCACCCACTGATTGCCACGGTGTTTTAAACTGTGAGTAAGCAGGTGGCGCATCATTCCGCATAAGCAGAGTAGGGATTGTTAGCTCGGCGCAGTCATACGCCACGTTGAGAAATTGATCACGGTCAGTTGATAGTTCACTGTATCTTTGCCGTGCGTTTTTCATTATTTCTTATCTCCTCCACCGCCACCAGTAGATCCACCACCAGTACCAGTATTAACTCCAGAGCCAGTGCCAGTACCTGGATTAACTCCACCTGTAGCAGGCTTCTTAATAGCTAACTGGGAAGTACCTAAAGCTCTTGCTTTCTTCTGTACTTTCTTAGAAGTAACCTGAGCCTTCTGTTTAGTTTCATCAACTGTTTCTGCTCCTGGTGTTGGAGGCTTAGGTGGATCTACAGGTGCTGTAACTGTGGGTTTGGGAACAGGCGGTGGTGTTGGCGCGGCTGGTCTAGGAGCCGGGGCTGGTTTGTCTTGACCTAAACCAAGTAGGTTTGCTATGGCTGAGCACATATTATCCTTCCGATAAGTGTTGTTTTAATAGTCTTATTATTGAGATCTGACCTGCTCTGTAAGAGATCTCCTTATCGGAGAGGGTGTGGTCAGGGAATTTGTCTGGAAACTGTTCGTCAAGCTCGTCTAAGTATCGTGAAAGACGACCCCAGTCAAGCGTACTTTGGTAGGTTTGTGTTTGCATGTTCAAAGAAAGCTGGCATTCTAGCGTTCTTGGTCTCAGAAAGTTCAGGTGCTTTACCTTCGTACATCAGACGGTCGCTAGAATCGGTCCAAAATTTTCTATCTAAATATCTGTCCTCGGTATTTCTACCTAAAGGTTCCATAATCCAATTGACTGTAGCCTTCCTAAGTTTATCTAGCGAAGGACTCCAAGTAAGCCCAAGCTCACTACATACTAGTGAGTTCGTTGCAACATGAATCTGTTCGTCCCTTGAGATATCTGCTGAAACGGTCCTTAAACCCGCATCACCATTGAATCTATTGAATGGAAGTAAGACAAAAAATATTGCCCGTTCTGCTACCAAAGCTTTAACGATGGTGTGATCAGGGTGGGATACCCATGCGTCCCGTAGTCTAAGCGCTTCTCTCTCTGCTTTTTCGTCAACGCCAAGAGCATTGGCAATGTAATTGAGAGCAAGGTCATGGTTGTCTTCATCTTTTACATTTGAAATTAGTAGTTTACGAGCTGATTCGGGAACAGTCTTTTCAAGACCTTCCTTAATAAAGGAACCGACTGGTAGCTCCATACAACGTACTGCGAGAGCACGGTAGATGGCTTCCTCGGAGCCTGGACGGAGTTCTCCTTTTGTGGTTTGAACGGGAGACCACTTTCTTTTACGTTCAAAAAGTTTATCATAAGGTGTTTTCATTCTTGACAATCACATGTAAGGGGTTCGTTTAAAATCCCCTCCAAGTAATCATTGACTTCTGCTTCATCTAAGGCAGCATACTGGCTGCTCTTATCTTGCACGTCACCCATCACTTGAAGGCTGTAGTACAAGGAGGTTTGCGGTGAACGCAACCACTCTTCCACGAACGTATTGTCGTAGGTTACCACGTCACTCCAAGAGTTGAACGAATAGCCGTGAAGAAGTCCTGTATTATTTAATAAGTTCACAAAGCCGTCCGCTACACGCTTGTAAGCGTCCCAGCCGACTTCGCTGGCGATCTCTACATCACCATAATCATAACTCTGTACACCAAAGGTACCAGAGTCTCTATCTACCGTCCGACTAATCGGAGGTGCTATCTCAGGTGTACATGTGTAACCATCTAAGTCAGTCACACTGTATGAACATGAGGCAGTAGGAGCTATAGCATATGCTCTTACCATTTTGTTTGCTCTAGCACATTGTGATGCTAGTTCTATTCCTTTCTTTAACTCAAGTACTACCTGACCTGGTTTACCAGTAACAGGGTAACCTAAGTGGAAGTTCTCTAGTGCATTACCAAACTCAGCGTATGTTACACCAGCCCTTCGTAAGAAATTCGCGAGTCCAAGGAATCCAAGTCCGACCTGCCGGTCATCTTCGGGCTTAAGGTATTCTCCAGATTCTCCAACGCCTGTCCGACCATGGAGATCGCACAGCGAGGACATACCTGTAAAGATAGCCTCTTGTAACTGGCCGACTTCACACGCACCGAGATTGATGTGCTGTAAGAGGCAAGTTCCTCGTGAGGGCAGATATACCTCAAGGCAAACGTTTCCATAGATTCGTTTCCCGTTTGTATCGTGTCTGATTTTGTTGAGCCAGACGTCTCCTGATTTGATTCCATATAAAATTGAGTCCTTTACTTCAGTAGATGCGTTTGTCCATTTTCTCGGATCAAGATTGACGCACCTCTTGACCCACGGTAATTCGTGTCTTGGTGCTTGCACGAACTCAAGAATATCAGGGTGGTCGATATCCAAATGCAAAACACAAGCGCCGTTCTTATAATGTCCACCCCTTCGTAACGTTTCATTAAGTACTGAGTAGATTCTACCGAATGATACAGGGCCACTAGCTGTGAGACCTTTGCCGTTCTCTGATCCCTTTGGTCGAAGCTTAGATAAATGTACTGCTACACCAGCCCCAAACCTGAGACCATGTGACACGTACCTCCAACTAGCTTCGATACCATCCGGTCCCTCCATACTATCATCTACAACAAATACAGTGCAGCTGACAGGGAGTCGACCGTCTGGGTTTTTAATCCAGTTTTTTACTCGGCCTGTCCGAGCGATCAATTCTGTTGTCATTAAACTAAATCTTCTAGTGTTGGTGGTGTATAGTTTGGTCCTTTAAGAACCTTGCCATCTTCTCGATAGATTGGCTTACCTTCTTCGTCTAGTTTAGACATATTACTTTCATGTACTCTGTGTAAAGCTTCATCTAAATCCCAGCCCATATTCTCAGCGTATTGGTAGCATACATAGATTAGATCTGCTAACTCCTTTAAACACTGTGCTTGATGATTAGCTCCATGCATAAATAGGAAACCATCAGCTTCAAGGAACTCCTTAAACTCTTCGATGATTAAATCTTTTTGTTTAGTCCGCTGTGCCTTGGTTTTTGAATTCCCAACTTGATACGTCGAACGGAACTCTTTCGCTTGGTTCGTTAGGAAGGTCACGTGTTGGTCTGGTGTGATTGTTAGTGACATTTTCTAGTTCATTGGTGAGGTAGTGGATAGCTTTACTTAAATCCTCGATAGGATTCCCGTCAGGATTCCCGACAGTTTTTTTGTGACCAGCCCTGCAAATATACTTGATAGCATTTCCAAGGTGGTAGTTAAGTTCCTGGTCTCGGATAAAATCCCAGACCTCTATAGACCCACGGTTATAATACTGGGGTCCATAAAATTGGTTCTGAGCGGTCATAATCGTAGTCAGTGTGTTGTAAGATTTTAGCGAGACGTGCATTGAGTAAAGCGTCGTCGTCTGATAACCCTTTGTCTTTATAAGCATTACAAACAGCTTCCCATTTGTTTTCATGCTTATTGAGCAACTCGGTTGCACGTTTGACTCCTATCCCAGGGCAGCCAGGGTATCCATCTGTTGGATCTCCAGCTAACGATTGGATTAGATGCCATCTATCTCCATCTTCTTTTGTGATTGTCTCGACATCATCAGACATATTCCATAGAATACCTGGGATCTGTCGCATGTCTTTGTCTGGACTAACAATTATTGTTTCATCATCTGGATACTTGGTTGCGTCCATGCCTAGTGCATCGTCAGCTTCCAACCAGTCATGACAAACTGTTCTGTAATTCTTAACGCAATGGTTCACCAATCTTTTGTAACCCAGTGGCTTACGTCGATTTCGATGTCCCTTGTATCCGTCAAAAATTTCTTTTCTAAAATTCCGATGGCTTGAAAAGTACAAAATGAACTCATCTTCCATCAAAGCGGTCGTGATTTTTTTAAGCTCTCTCTCAAAGATTTTAAGTACTTGACTGAAATTAGATTGCGCTATAATAACGTCATTTCCAAAATCAATACCTTCCTCACATGCTTGAGCAGATTTGTAAGCTACAAAGTCAGTGTCAATTAATAGCATTAGTGTACCTCTGCCCAATTAGTACCGATGTTTGCATCAGCCTCAATAGGCAGTCGAAGTTTATAGTGTTCACCAGCTTCCAATGCGGACTGCTTGCATAGTATAGCCACCTCATTTGCTGATGATGGTGGCGCACCTATAACTT